GGAATCGCGGTGCGGTTGTGGTGTGTCGTGTTTTGTGGTGTGTCGTGTTTTGTGGTGTGGTATTATGTAGGTATCGGTTTCGATGAAAGGAAAAAAAGTTTATGCTTATTATTACTATTTATGCTGTGATTATGACGGTATTGTTTATAATATTTCTTAATGCATAATTGAAAATAGGAGTGATTAAAATGAGTTTTATGAATCTTAAAGCATTGTCTAATTCAATTGATTTTAACGTGAATAGTATTTACGATGTGCTTGTATATTTTGTTGATATTGCATCTGATTGCTTGATGGAACTTCGGTTTGTTGATTGTATTGACGCATATGGGCTTAGGGATGTACTTGACGATGGTGTGTTTTACGTGCCGGGCGCGATGTGTTTGGGCTATCGGATTAATCGGTGATTGCGAGGGGATTGACTGTGTATTGTAAGCGTAATACTTGTGATTTCGTTAAAGGTTATAGGGTGCGTGGTGAACAGCGTGTTAAGGCCGTTGTTATGAACGCGAAGTGGTTTAAATGTGATTCGTATGTGTCGGATTATGTGTTTGCGTATTGTCGTGATATGGTTGATTTGATGCGGCGGGGGTTGTGGCGGGGGTGAGGTGTGGTGATGGCCTATTAGCTCAGTGGTTAGAGCGGCATTCTTATAAAATGTGCGTGCCGGGTTCAATTCTCGGATAGGCCACGCGATTGTGATATATTTGGTCATGACATGTCATTCGATGTGTCATGCCTTTTTTTTGTGAGGTGATTTGGTGGATATTAGTTCGATTGTAACCGTTGTCGGAAGTGTGGGTTTTCCGATTGTCGCTTGCTGTGGTATGGCGTGGTTTATCGCCACGACGTTCCGTGATTTTAATGATTTGATGACTAAGAACAATGTGCTGACTGAAGAACTTATTGCATTGCTTAATAATAAAGGGGATAATGATGATACGAATGTGGCGTAGCGTGTTGGCGTGCGTATGCGCATTGTCCTTGCTTTTTGTGCCATCTGCAAGTGCGGATATGCGCGGGGTAGATGTGAGCAATTGGCAGTGTGATATCGATACGTACGCGCTTGACGCTGATTTCGTTGTGGCGGGTGCCACATGGGGTATCGGCGGTTTCAACAACATGTGTCTGACCAATGGTGTGAATCAGGCCGCGAACTATCAACTTGGGCGTGCAATGGACAGCGGCAAAAGTATCGGCGTATATCATTACGCGATGGGACGTGACGCGAACACGGAAGCTGACTTTTTCCTAGACAACGTACGTGGATACGTCGGAAATGCCGTGCTTGTTTTGGATTGGGAATCTCAGGATAATCCGCAGTTTGGTAATGGCGCGTGGGTTGAAACGTGGGTACGTCATGTGCATGACCGTACTCAGGTGTGGCCGATTGTCTATGTTCAGGCGTCCGCGCTGGGTCAGCTTACTTCGTTCGTGCGTGAGCATTGCGGCGTATGGGTCGCACAGTACGCGTCTATGAGCGTGACCGGTTATCAGGAAACGCCGTGGCTCTATGGGGCGTATGGTGAAGCCATGCGTCAGTATACGTCGAATGGATATGTGTCGGGTTATGCCGGACGATTGGACTTGAATTATTTCAGGGGCGAACGATGGCAGTGGGACGCATACGCGCGTGGCGACGGTGCGAATGTATCCGCGCCGGAAACGAACACCGGGGGCAATGTATCGCAGTCTGCTTGTGTGGTGGTTGCGTCGGGTGACACGTTATCCGGTATTGCCGCGCGTACTGGACTGTTGCCGTGGCAGTCGTGGCGCGGATATGTGTCAGGCAATCCGGCTGTGATTTATCCGGGTGAAACCGTGTGCTATGGTGTGGTTGCGCAGTCGAATGTGGCGCGCACGTATACGGTTATGCCGGGTGATAGTTTGTGGTCAGTGTTCGGCTCGGATTGGGCGCGTGTCGCGTCGCTTAACGGGTTGTCTAATCCGAGTCTGATTTATCCGTGGCAGATTTTGCGTTATTGAGAATCAATATCAATAATCGGCGTGTCGCTTTTTGCGCACGCCGATTTTTTGTGCTATAAATATTTATGTCGCCAAAATGGTTGACAGAAAATAAAACAGATACAAAGGATAACAAACATGCGAAAGATACGTAAGGTAATCGCCGACAGCACCATAAGCTATTATGATAGGGACGGTGTGGAACAGACATTCCACACTAACGGAAACGTTCGTAATGTTGAAATGGCCGTCAAGGTGCTTATGGATGCCGGTATTGTCAACGTATTGGTTGACGATATCACCGTAAACAAGAACACGTATGTCATGGACGTTGATACGTTCATTGAACACGCGGAACGTGTCGCAACTGACGTAACCGGCCCCGATAACGATAACGATAACGATAACGATAACGATAACGATAATGAATTTTGAAAGGAACTGAAATGAACGAGGAAAACGAACAGATGAACGACACTACCGTGAATGAAACCGCACAGAACACCGCTGACAACTATCGTTATATTTGTACGATGGACAACAGCACGTTTGAGGGAAAACGCGCCATTGTCAACGCACGTAACAGCGCATTGTCGCTGAACGGACGCGGGGCGGAACCATTGACGGTTATCGGCGCTTATATCGCGCCGGGCGTCCGTTCTCAGACCGGTCAGAAATGCGCAAACGTCTATCTTTTCGGAAAGGACGGCAATACGTATTTCAGTCAGTCACAGGGAATCTACCGTAGCGTGTTGGATATCTACGATATGTTCCCCGATTTCAACGCACCGGACGGCATCACTGTTGCGGTCAAGCAGACCCCGCTGGGCGGTGGCCGTTCTACGAAATCGCTTGAAATCAAGTAGTCCGGAATGAAACAAAAGTGCCATAAATTGTTATGGCACTTTTTTTATAAGGTGGCGAACATGCCTAGAGCGCATAAACAAGCGGACGTTTTGACAGCGAAACGCAAGCGCGTACGCCGCGCTATAAACAGTCTGAAAAAAAGCATTACCGACATCATGCCCGAAAGCGAAGCGAACGCACGCCGCGCTTACATCCAGCGACTTGAAACGCAGTTGAAAAACACGTATGTTGGCCGTGTCCGTAATAGCGGCATGCGGAATGAACTGTATCAGCGTGCGAACGAAATCGCCGATAAACTCGTGCAACAGGTAAGCGAGGTGCGCGGCGGTAAAGGGCGTGCGAGGGAACGTGCGCGTTCGTTCAACATTTTCCGTGAGGAAATGCGCATGGCGTCCAAAGGAATGCCAAGCGCGCTGGGAGACCTTGGCCGGGAAAAAGTCAAGGTGTTTTGGCGATACACGCAAAACATATGGCAGAAATCGAACGTTCCGCCGAACAAACGATTAGAAACCATTATGCAAGCGTATGACGCTGATTCGCTCAGTGAGCTTTTTGATACTATCATGCAACGAAACGAAAAGGTGTTGGAGTATGCCAAAAATATGAAAATGCATACAGGCGAATTGGAGGATTACACGGACGTTGACGGCGGTAGTCCGATTTGGCTTATTGCGGTCTCACCCGATGTAGTACGATGACAAAGCGCAAGGATTTTAAGATTGCGGCGATATTCGACACCGAAACAACGAATATTGGCGAAGGTGCCGAAACACGTGCATACCCGATATTATACATTTTCAACGATTTGCGTAACACGCCGCTGGAATCGTACACTCCCGACACGGACGATGTACGGTTTTACCGGCACACGTCCGAAGCGTTGGTATACATTGATAATCTTATTGAATATGGGCATGCGCGCGATTTTGTCCCGATAATCGCGGCCTATAATCTTATGTTCGATATGCAAACACTTATGTTGGAATTGGCGCAGTCGTACGCGATTGAGGTCAATGCGCAGACCGCTACAAGCGTGTACACGCTCGATTTGCGCGTGGGCGATGATGTGGTGTGCCGTTTTTGGGACACGTTTTATCTTGAAATGGGCGGATTGCGCGCGATGGGCGAAACATGCGGATTGCCGAAAGCGGTGGGCGATTGGGATTACTCACTTGTGCGTACGCCTGAAACACCGTTGACGGAAGAAGAAAAATTTTACGCACGCCGCGATGTGCAAGTGATACCGCAATACTTGCAATGGCTGTTGCGCGCGAATCATTGGCTTACGTCTGACATGTTGGGGTGCCGCGTGCTTACCAAGACATCGCTTGTGCGGCAGATGGCACGGCGTGAAATCGGCGGACGGCGCGTCACGTTGCAAGGTGGTAAGAAAATCACATTGCAACGTGCTTTCGAGATGACGTGCAATCAGGAATTTCCGAAGGATTATGAATCGTATGCGCTTCGCAAGGCATGTTTCCGTGGCGGGCTGACGTTTACGAGTGCTAAAACCGCTAGTGTTGTCGTGGATAACGTCGCGTCCTTGGATGTCACGTCAATGCATCACGCTTTCATTAATGGCCGACGGTTGCCGGTGAAATTTGCTCCAGCGCCTATGGATATTTTGCAAATCGCATGCGAACGCATTGTTAATACGTCGCTTGAAGATGTGTTGCTGAATTATGATGACCCGTTTCTTACAGGATTACATGCGGCGGTGCGATTTACGAATCTCAGATTACGCGAAAACACCTGTTTCGACGCGTGGGGGATTGCAATATGCCCACGTTCCAAGTTTGTGAAAACGTTGCAAGCGGGCACCGATTACAGCAATAACGAACGTGCGAAAACACAGGAAAACAGTATTAGGGCGCACGGTTACGTTGATAGTGCCGTTAATCCAACGTACGCTTTCGGGAAATTGTATCGGGCGGACGAATGCATATTACATGTCAATGAAATTGAATTGTGGAACATGGCGCAAGTATACGAGTTTGACGGAATGTATGCACTGTACGGTGAAGCCACCACTAAGACGATTGTTCCGCCCGATTACGTAACCTTACAATCCAACATGCTTTTCGCGCGTAAAACAGATGTGAAAAACCTTATTAAGGGGTACACTGAGGGCGTGCCATACGCGGGGGATATTCCTGATTCGATACCGGAGGGTATCGTACATGATGCGAAAACAGGTGAATTGAGTATGAAATTTCTGCAATCTTATTACGGGTCTACGGTTAAGGGGCAATTTAATGGCATATACGGCACACAGGCACAGGACGTTATGAAAGCGGATTATCGCGTGACGGAAATTGGCGAGCTTGAAGTCGATAAAACCACTGTTTGCACTCCTGAGAATTTTGCGAAAAAGCGTCCGAAAGCACCACGCGTCCTATACACGTACGGAATGCGAATCGTAGCGGGGAGCAGAATGCACCTCTTGATAGCCATGATGCTGATATACCGTCATTTCGGCGCACGCGTAGCGGTCACGGGCGGTGATACCGATAGTCTGAAAATCAGTTGCGATGACGATGTGAGCGACGCGGAATTGTTGGACGCGCTCAAACCGTTGCATAACGCAATCGAAAACGCAATTAACCGCACCATGCGACGCGTCCGAAACACCGCGCCCGATATGGCGTCAACGTTAGACCATATCGGAAAATTCGAGGTTGAGGACTGTGGCGGTGTCACGCGTTATGCCGAACATATGGAATTGTGGAATAAAGCACGCGTCAGTTTGGATAAGAACGGGCGCGTACATGTCACTTGTGCCGGCCTCCCGCGACCGGACGGTGTGTACACCATTGAAGATTTTATAGCCGATGTCATGCATGCGGGGCACGGTTTCGCGGAAACCGTGCGGATGTCGCTTGGTTATGACGTATTGGTAGATTATGAGATTTGCCACACGTTGCAACGCAACCGCCCGCATGTATGTGATAGGTACGTTGGCACCGTCACCGACTATCAGGGCGCGACATATCATGTTGACGCGCCCGAAGCGATAGCGTTGTATCCGTCCGGCAGATGGCTAGGCGAATCGGACAAACAAGCTAACGGCGAGAATCTGACATACATACGAAACACGTATAATAGGAATGCGGAAACAACGCCCCGCGAACTTATTATGCGGAACGGCAAACCTATGATTGTGAGTATTGATGGCGAAATATTATTATGACCGGCTTAGAACACAGATATTGCCACGTAACGCTGACGTTAATCTTATAATTGGCGCGCGTGGTCTTGGTAAAACGTACGGCGTACGTCGGTATATGTTGGAAGATTATATTAAAAACAATATCTGTTTTGTTGAGGTCACACGGTATCGAGAAGAAAATAACGACGTGGCGGCAAAATATTTTGACAGGATAATAGAGGACAATATTTTTTCCGACTACGATTTTAGAGTGCATAACAAGGTGGCTGAAATACGTCGTAATGGCGAGAAAAAATGGCGGACATGTGGTTATTTCATCCCATTATCATTACAACAGCAGAAGAAAAAAAGCACATATGTCAATGTACGTAACATTTGCATGGACGAAATTATCATAGACCCCGACGATATATATCACCATTATTTGCGCAACGAATATGAACAATTAGCTAACCTTGTAGATACCGTCACGCGCGAACGCGCCGACGATAACAAGCTACGTAAACCGCGAATCTTTTTATTGGGTAATGCGTGCGACGCATATAACCCGTATTTTAAACATTATGACGTGCCCTTGGAGCCTGACTTTGGTCTGCAATGGCTTGACGGTAAAACATGTATTTTCGATTATGTTGAAGATGATAAATACGCTGAACAGAAAACGAAAAACACTGTTGCGGGACGTATGATGAAAAATAACGATGACGTCACCGCTAAAAATAAATTCAAGCGTCATGATATTGATTTTATTGAAAAACCACACAAACACGCTAAACTTACTTATGTCTTCCGTTGGTTGTGTCATGAGTATGGCGTTTATGTTGATTTACGTTGCGGGTATGTTTTCATATCCGCAAAATATGACGCGGGCACACATGTACCATATTTCGCAATTACGACGGATGATAATAAACTTAATTATCTTACAGCGAGTGTCGCAAAAGACTTAATCAGAAATCTTACGTCATATTATGGATTAGGTTATCTGCGCTATGACACGGTGATAACGCAACACGCTGTAATTGCAATGCTCAGAAATTTCGGTGTAAAATAACCACGGCATACGCAAGGTGCCGTAACGAGGGCGATAAAACATTATCATTGATAACCCCGGTTGACTCCGCCAATGATATGGCCGTGAGGGAAAAGCGCGCCGTCCATCGTTGTGAATCATGTTGCACGTGTGCTATTCTTAAGTCGTGCCGGTCGGTATTCGTTCACCGGTACGACTTTTTTCATATATGAAAGGAAAAAATAATGGATGACGAAACCTCTGAGGAAAGGGACACCGCCGAACGTGATGACCTTACGGAAAACGAAGCGCATCGCGCGGGCGAGTTCGATGACTTGCGCGACATGTTGCACGACGTGCTGGACAAAGTGAGCGCAATCAGCGACCGCACGGACGCAATCAGCGAACGAATCGACGGTATCTATGACAATTTCACCGATTCCGTCGCGCAGATGGTTGAAAACGGCGCGACCGTCAAGGAAAACGACGATGACGTGGCGGAAGCAATCGCGCAAGCCGCGGCGGATGACTTGGAAAATCTTGACTACACGCTTTAATCGATAGGAGAAAATATTATGGCTGTAGACAATGCGACAATTTTGGATAAGGTGCGTACCAAGGGTACCGACGATTATCAGCAACGTATTCCAAGCGCAACGCAGACCGGTGTGGCGAATACGATGCGCTATCTGTTCGACCCGATGAACCGGCAGTATCTCAACGATTGTGTTTGGAACATGGTCAATCGTATCGGACTCACCGTTATGGCGCAGAACACACCGTTTGAAAACCCGTTGTCGGTTTTCAAAAAGGAAAATCTGTATTGGGGTAGCACCGTACAGGAAATCGCCGTCAAATGGATTAAAGCGCATGGTTACAAAGATGACGCTGAGGACCTTTTGAAAATGCACCGCCCGGAAGCGGCAGTGTGGTTTTACGAAATGAACCGCAAGGACCAATACCCAATTTCATGGACTCAGGATGAATTGCGTCAGGCGTTCGTGGATGATTATGGTCTGAACCGTTTTATTGCGCAGATTATGGAAACGCCACGTAATTCCGACAATTACGACGAAATGAATATTATGCTTGCGCTGATACGTCATTACGAGCAGAATCTTGGTTTCTATAAGGTGCATTTGGACGCGATACCAAGTGACCAAACAACCGCTAAGACGTTGCTCAAGGCGTTGCGTGCGACCGCCGGACGCATGCAGTTCCCTAGCACGCAGTACAACGCGCTGAATGTCACCGATATTCCGGCGTACGCTAATCCACAGCAAATGGCGTTGTTGGTTGAGCCGGAATATCTTGCGTCGCTTGACGTTGACGCATTGAGCGCGGTATTCCAGCTGGACAAGGCCGATGTGCCGTATCGTATCATTCAGGTGCCGTCACTTGGTATCGATGGTGCTGTGGCGTTGCTTGTTTCGACCGATTGGTATCAGGTTCGGGACACCATGTACGGTACTACGCAGTTCTACAATCCGCAGACACTTGGCAATACCATGTATCTGAACCACTGGGGCATTTACGGCGTGTCGCCGTTCACGCCGTGCGCGCTGTTCACCACCGATGCGGGCACTTCAATCAATGTCGTGACACAGACCGTGACCGATTTCACGCTGACGCCAACCACGGGCAACGTCAAGGCGGGCGATTTGATACAGCTCACACCGAAACTCGTGGCGTCCGTCGAGCCAACCGGCACCGCCATTCAGGTGGCACCGAACGCGGCGACGTACGAAGTCGCGGCGAACCACGCCGCAAGCGGCGATGACACGTCCGGCGCGGCGTTTGACCTCAACGTCAATACGTTTGTGGATGACCAAGCGCGCTTGCACGTACAGCGCGATGGCCTTGCGGCCGGTGACGTCATTACCGTGACGGGCACCGCCACGTATGTCAATCCGAACGGCAAGACTACGGAACATTCCGCAACATGCACGTTCACCGTAGAATAGTCCGAATCGACTATGGTGTAAAATGAGTGGTGCTTCATGTGAAGCGCTACTCATTTTTTTCATATCTGAAAGGGTACGATATGGACTTTCCACATCTGCAAAATGCAACGGCGTTCCCCGATACGGATACGCGCGTGTACAGTCAGTACCGCAACGTTTTCGATTACAATGTTTGGACGCCAAACACGGTAATCAAGTTATGTCGCGTGAATTGGTACGATGATTATCACGACGTCGTGAAATTCCCCGATGACACCACAAGAAACGAATGGTTTGACAACTTGGACGGCGAAGCCGTCAAGCTGACAACGAACATGTATATCGCACGCGCCGACGCGGACGGTATAAAATTGCCGGTGCCTTACATGACGGCGCAACAGTATAATTATATTGTCGTTGATTTTTCGCGTGACATTATCAATACGCCATATCAAAAAACCGACGTGCAGACACGCTATCATTTTTTCATCACTTCCGTACGCGCGGAAGCGCCGAACACGACAACATGCACGCTTATGCGCGACGTATGGACGGACTATATCAACAGCACCACAATCAACGGAATGGTGCTGACACGCGGACACGCGCCGTTAACGGAAATGACACCGCAAGAACTGCTAAAAAACCCGCGCACGAATTGTCGTGATTTCACGCTGCCCGACGTTGACTATGGCAACGCCGCATCGAATATCAGAAAAAGCACACCGGTTAATCTGCAAAACGGTACAAGATATATCTGTGTGGCCGCAACGTTTTCACCTGAACAATTGCAAACCATGAGCGGCATGCGCGGTACGAACATTACGGACAGCGACCCGATATACAGTAATGCCGATGGCACGGTAATGAATTTCTCGTGGAGTGCCGGAAACATTTCCATATCAAACGTCACCGGCGCGGGCACATCATACAATTCAATCGATAATCTTACCCCAAGTAACGTAAGCATGTATGCGCTCGAATCGTCCAAAATATCGGACGAATATTTCGACACGCTTTTCGCATATTATCCACATATCATGTCGCAAATTACAGCGGTTTTCGTCGCCACCGCAAACATGATGCGACTTGGTAACGCTGTCAGTGTGAATGGCGTTGAATGGCATACAGTCAGCGGCGCACGGACAAAACTATCCGATATTGATTTGACTATCGACGATTTCGGCTACGCTAGTGAATACGCGCAAATAACACGACTATATCTTGCACCCTACGCGCACTTAGAGGTTTCCGACAATATCGGCAATAAAACCCGTGTGGAAATCGCTGACTGCGGACAACTCTCGATACAGACAGTCACGTCTTTAAGTTATCCGATATTGCGACAAATCGTATGGCTTGACGGAATCGGTAGCGATGGTGACACGTCAATTAGCATTAACGCCATCAATGGGGCTAACATTACCACCGATGTGCCGAACGCGGACGTACTCAAAACACTCATATCGCACGACATACCAACATACGCGCTGCAACGCCGTGCAATCGATGCGCACCGTGCCGACGCATACAATCAAGAGGTTGCGCAAGCGCGTGAAAACGCCATTGTCTCGTACGAAAACGGCGCGCGTTCGGCTAACGTGGCATTGAGCAACGCCAACCGAAGCAATGCGAACAGTATCGCCAACACGAATCTGACGAACGCTCTTAATTCCACCGTTACGGCCAATTCCAACAATGCATCAAACGCAATCTACAAAAACAACGTGACACAGCAAAATTTGCTGCTGAGTGCGTCGAACAACAAAATCGACGAAATGAATACGGCTACCTTAGATTTGACAACGCAACTCGTAAACACGGAAATCACGGCGAGTGCGATTGGTACCGTCACCGCAGCGCTGGGCGCGATAGGCACGGCGGCGACCGGCATAGCGGTGACGGCGGCGACGGGGGGCGCGGCGGCGCCTATGGTGGCGGCGGGACTCGGCGCAGCCGGAAGCATCGGACTATCAAGCGCGAGTTTCGCCACTGGCGCGTCCAAGACGGCGGCGGAAGCCGGTTACAAGCAAGCGTACAATGATGCGGCGGCGTTCACAGCGAAAAAATACAACGGACAGGCCAATAGCGTCAGTATCGCAATGGCGGGCATGCAAAACATTCAATCCACTACACTTAATACCAACAATACGAATGCAAGCAACGCCACGAACAGCAGCGTTGCGGCCAACAATGCGAGCACATCGAACGCGAACGCGTCGGCGTCACGCAATCAGAGCGTAGATAACGCGAAACGTGTCATGGTAAACACGCGTTCCAACGTTAACGCCGCATGGCGTGACTTATTCAATCACGCTGCGCAACCGGTGGGGGCGTATGGCGGCGACAACTTCGGACAGGCCACGGGGCTTGACACCATGACCGTGAAAATCGTAACAGAAGACAACGGCGCAATCGCGGCGGCGGGCGACTACATGCTGCGCTATGGCATCGCAAGCAACAAACTCTATAATAAGCCGTTGTTGACGCCTTGTAAGCATTTCACGTATTGGCAGACCGCCGACATATGGACGGTGTGCCCGCTTGCGCAAAACGAACAATTGCAGACAATCAGGGATATTTTCAGCTCCGGTGTTACAATATGGAACAGACCCGAGGAAGTCGGCGGCGACTTCGTACACGACAATATATAAGGTGGGAAAACATGGGACGTAAACGCACGCATAAAAGGGCGTTGACTCGTGCGGAAATGGGTGAACGCGGCGCACCGATGTGGCAGCAATCCCAATCGCTCAATTCACAAGCGTATTCAATGGCGCATTCTCAAATGCTGAATATCGCGCTATCTCGTTTCAAGTGGTTGAATCTGCCGAAAACTTGCGACGCATGGTTTTTGGAATACAATCTATTGTATTTCGGTTACGCCACAATCGCCTTCCCGCATAGCAAACCGGGCGTGTTTTTCAGCACGCAAGCGGTGACTACATCGAATTTCAACGTCTATTACAAACCGAAGAAATGGGATAGTTACGGTATCAACGGGTGGCGTTTTCCGGTGAACAATTCCAATGGTGTTTTTATCTACGCCAACCGCGCCCGTACGCCACTCATTCCGACTATTGAATTTTTCGCGCATGAAATAGAAGATTTGTACATGACGCGGCGGCAAAATCGTTTCAATCAGAAGACACCGTTCATCCTTGAGGTTCCAGCCGGGCAGCAAACGGCGGGCATCAACGTTATCAAGCAAATCTCAGGCGGTGAAATGGCTATCATGACGACACCGGGTTTCACCGATTCGATGAAAGCAAACGTGCTGAAAACCAACGTCGAATATATCGGCATGGAATTGCAGAACGACATACAGAACACTTGGAACGCGTTCTATCAAGCGTTGGGCATTAAAAATCTTCCGTTGAAAATGGAACGGCAGACCGCCGACGAAATCAACGATTACGGCGAACCGTCCGATTTACGCGCGCTCAGTGAATTAGAGGAACGGCGTGCCGCGTGCGACATTCTCAACACAAGATTCGAAAAATACCTCAAGGAACCGATACAGGTTGTATGGAACGAAGACAATGTTTCCCGCAACTACGCTTACTTGACGGACGTTGAAAGATTGAACGACGATGACAATGCAGAATGACATAAACCATTATCAACCGTGTGAATCGTACGACGATTTTCATGGCGTGATGACATACACGTTTGGCGAACTGCTTGACGTGCCCGGCGGTGTTGACTGGAATAATGCCGCATGGTCATGGCGCGACATTGCCTATGATGACACGCAATACACGCGCTGTTGCAAAAAAATCGAGAACCGTTTCTATGACAGAGAGTTAGGCGTTATGCCACCGTCAAGATGGCGGCGGCACTTTTTGCGGCTTATCCAAGAAATCATGCCGACACTGCGCCCGCTTTATGCGCTTGTAAGCAATAATCCTGATATAATTCTCAGTGATAGCGACATATGGCATAAAATGCGGACAGTCTACAGTGATTTCCCAGCGACGCAATTGACTGAAAACCAAGACTACGCAAGCAACGCGACCGATAATCAATACGAGACAATCGCAAACGGTGATTTCATGGATAAAGTCAATCGCATAAGGAACGGCGATTACGTCGATATAGACGTAATGCTACTCGACCACCTTGAAACATGTTTTAGCCCATTATGGACGATAAACATAAACAATTATTGAAAGGATAATGCACATGTTTCCACTGCTACCGTTTTTCTCAGTATGGCCGTACACGCCCGCCATACCCGCATTCTACTGGAACGCCAAAAGCCAAGAGGAAATCATAAAACACATTGCATGTGAAATCGACCATATAACGGCGTATCTTGACGAAATCGTAACCGACATAAACAAAACATTAGCCGACTATGACGCAAGAATAAAAAACATTGAAGCGCACATAAACGATTACGCGCTAGCCATAGCGCAAATACAAGAACAAATCGAACACATAGGAAACACACAACTAATATGGAACGTCACAAAAGGTGAATACACTGATAGTAAAACCGCTATGCGCGACCTCTATCGGGAACTATCCGTTTACGGCGCGCGAATCAGTCAAATCGCTGACATAGACACTAACAAATTGGCTGAGCATCGAACCGACGAAACGCCCGCAGTCGGCAATCTCACCATATTTAACGACAACACGCCACGTGTTACCGACACGGAAACCGGTAAACCGTACTTGGCATTATAATCACGAAAGGATAGTCCATTATGGCGGAAACACTAAACTACAAGCTCGAAAAATATGACGCGGGCAGTTCGGCAAATCTATTAGACCAATATAATTCGTCAATAGATAAAATTGATTCAGCACTCAAGCAAATCAACGATAAAGCCGAACAAGCCGGACAGGAAAACGCGTTGCCGGACGGACTTGAAGCATTCTGCACAGCGTTAGGTATTTCCAGTAGTAACGCGGCGAGTCTAGGCGCGACGCTAAACCACATTCTGAATAAAATCGGAACCGAAACGTTTACCGTTACTGACCTCGCAAACGCAAAGAAAACCGCTGAGGGATTTATAATTCCCGGTAATGTCGAATAACAGAAAGGGTATACTATGGCTACAGAAACACCATTTTATCATCTGCCATTATACGAAACCGGCGACCTAGCAGACCTACGCGACGGATACAACGCGGCAATACGGATTATTGACCGCACCATACATCAACTGCAAGTGCAAGCGGAAATTAACCACCCTCAAACGATACGAAAGGAAACCACAAAATGACAGACTACACCACCAATTTCAATCTTGAAAAATATACACCCGGTGACGCGGCAAACCTCAATGACCAATATAACGCGTCAATGGATATTATCGACACCAACTTATACAAAGTAAACACTAACGCTAGTAGCGCATTAAACATTGCAAATCAAGCCATAACGGAAATACAAACCACAAACGACAATCTAGCGGCATTAGGCGTAACCGACGAAACCACCGCCACCACGCTTAAAAAAAAGATTGACACAACAGCATCAAATCTTGCTGTAACAACCGAAACGGCAAACAACGCAGAAAGCAACCTAAACGCATTAGGCATAACCGACACCAACACCGCCGAAACAAGTAAAACCCGTTGGGACACAGCGGCCGAACAAGCCAAAATCAATAAAAACTGTATATCCACGCTCAACACTAAAACAGAACAAAACGCGCAAATCATTACGCAAGCAATCGGATACAATGATAATATTGTCGTAATCGGAGACAGTTGGGTAGACGGCTACTATAGTGGCGCAAAACACTTAGCAGATTCACCGGCAAACGCCATTTATAACATCCTAAAACCAACTACAAAACAAACACTAGGTACTAGCGCGGGCGGTTTCTACGCCACCGGTGATGACGGCAAATTCCTCGACCGATGGAACGCCGTAATCGATAAACAACATGTCAATAGGGTTATCATCATTGGCGGGCAAAATGATGCGAGTAAAATGCTAAATAGTAACGTGTCATTAGCAACTATCGATAACAGCATAAACAACTTACTAAACACAATACACACCGACGCACCAAACGCAATAATTGATATATTCCCAATGTGTCTCGCGATAGGTGAATCAATGAACCGACAAAACGCAAAGTGGTCTGTGGCACCGGATTACCGGCAACAGGTTTACAACCTTTTCGCCACAAAACGCGACATTCCAAACGTGGTCATACACGAGGGCGCATATCGCGCGGGCGTGTGGGCGAGCCGCGCAACAGATGGCGGCGACGACGGCGACGGCGCGCACCTCTCAAAAGGCGGATACAGCGCAGTAGGCCACGCTATGGGTAGTTGTATACTACACGGCACAACATTTTTCCCAACACAAAGCGGTTTCCCTAACGAATCACAAATTAACGGCACATGGAATAACATATCAATATTTGAAACCAACGGAATACTATCAATCCAATACAATGTAAAAACAAACGGCGCGCAAAAGAACGGTGACAGACTATTCAAAATCGCCAAACAGTTCAGCGTAGGCGCGTCAGTATTCTACAAAGACTACAGCGACAAATATTTCGTCTCAATCGACCACAACACACTAGCACTGCAAGGCGTAAACAACATAGTCGCCGGTGACATAATCGCCGGTGGCATACGACTACTAGCGGGCTTCTAACACAAAAAAAAACGGTTGGCATTATCGCCAACCGTTTTTATATTTATATCAATCATCACCGTTATCAACCGAAATAACATACTTACGACATGGCCGCCCCTTACGACTTAATCCCCTTGTAACCTCAACATAGTCATAGTCATTGCTAAGTATACATTCAACAACTGACGCAAGCGCAGATTCAAACGTAATAACAGAATCATCAAAATAACCATTATCACGTACAGTAGTTGTTATCACATCTTCAATGCAGACTTTATACCAAGTATCAACTTCAAGCTCGATAACATAAGCATTAAAATTAATCATTTTATTTTTTCCTTTCATCGAAACCGATACCTACATAATACCACACCACAAAACACGACACACCACAACCGCACCGCGATTCCACGCGCACTTCCGCGTAGCACAACACGTCACCCATGTCAAATACACACGGCGTGTCGGGTGCATCATCACCGCTTAATGGGAACCATTCTCAATAAGGGTTGTCTATCCGC